GCAATGAGTTACAATGATGACATGACGCCCCCTCGAGTGTTCACCGTTGTTACCTCCGCAAAGGTGGAGTACAACATGGGTTTCGTGGAGTACCTAATGAAGCAAGAACAGGATCGTCGGAAAGTTGCTGGGGATCCTGCATTATCAGAATGGGAGACCAGTGAGTTTAGACGCCAGCTGATCGGAAAGCTCATCCTGCAAGGAGACGCCGATGCTGCTGTCAAACTTCGTCCCCAATCAACAAGATCCCTGCTACAGGGCTAATCAATTTCCTGGAGAACCAATGCTTTACGAGACCTACATTTCTAAGAGCCGATACGCGCGTTACCTGGACAGCATGAAGCGGCGCGAGAACTGGCCTGAGACAGTTACCCGCTACATGGACTTCATCTCAAGCCACCTCGAGATGAAACACAACTACATCATGGACCCTAAGCTTTATGCTGAGCTTCGTGATGCCATCGTCAATCAAGAAGTCATGCCATCGATGCGTTCGATCATGACTGCGGGTCCTGCCCTGAAGCGTGACAATACCGCGGGCTACAACTGCTCTTATCTGCCGATCGACGACCCGAAGGCCTTCGACGAGGCAATGTACATTCTGCTGTGTGGCACGGGCGTCGGCTTCAGTGTCGAGCGTCAGTACGTCAACAAGCTGCCTGAGATCCCTGAGCGCATCTACGACAGCGAGACTACTGTCGTAGTCAGCGACAGCAAGGAAGGCTGGGCCAAGGCTTTACGCCAAGTCATCTCCCTGCTCTACTCTGGCGAAGCACCGCAGTGGAACACTGACAAGGTACGCGCAGCAGGCACCCGCCTCAAGACATTCGGCGGTCGTGCATCTGGTCCTGAGCCGTTGATTGCACTGTTCCAGTTCGTTACGAAGACGTTCAAGAACGCTCAAGGCCGGAAGCTGAACTCACTCGAGTGCCATGATATCATGTGCAAGATCGGTGAAGTCGTTGTTGTCGGCGGCGTTCGTCGCTCGGCCATGATCTCACTGAGCAACCTGTCCGATGACCGTATGCGTGCTGCCAAGTCTGGCGCCTGGTGGGAAGGTCATGGTCAACGGGCCCTGGCCAACAACAGCGCCTGCTACACCGAGCGGCCTGACGTCGGTGTCTTCATGAAGGAATGGTCATCGCTCTATGACAGCAAGTCGGGTGAGCGTGGCATCTTCAATCGCGAAGCAGCGGTCAAAGTCGTGAAGAAGAATGGTCGGCGCGACCCAAACCACGAGTTCGGCACCAACCCATGCTCTGAGATCATTCTTCGTCCGTATCAGTTCTGCAATCTGACCGAGGTGATCGTTCGCTCTGACGACACTGTCGAGAGCCTGAAGCGCAAGATGCGTCTTGCATCGATCCTCGGCACGTTCCAGTCGACCCTCACGCACTTCCCATACCTGCGCAAGGTCTGGCGTGACAACACCGAGCAAGAGCGCCTGCTCGGCGTCTCGATGACCGGCGTGTTTGACAACGCGATGTTCACGAACCCCGACAGCACTGAGATGCCGGTGATCCTTGAGGAACTGAAGGCATTTGCTGTTGAGGTGAACCGCGCGTATGCTGAGACGCTCGGTATCCCGCAGGCGGCGGCCGTCACGGCAATCAAGCCGTCGGGCACCGTTAGCCAGCTGTGTGACACCGCCTCTGGTCTGCATGCTCGTCACGCCGAGTACTACTTCCGCCGCGTTCGTGGCGACAACAAGGATCCGCTGACGCAGTTCATGATCAACGCGGGTGTGCCTGCCGAACCTGATGTCACCAAGCCTGGCTCTACCACTGTCTTCACCTTCCCGAAGAAGGCGCCTAAGGGCGCTCTGCTTCGCAAGGATCTGACGGCTATCCAGCACCTGAAGCTGTGGCTGGTCTTCCAGCGCCATTACTGCGAGCACAAGCCTTCGGTCACCATCTCGGTGTCTGAGAAGGAGTGGCCAGCTGTCGGCGCCTTCGTGTGGGAACACTTCGACGAGATGTCAGGTGTGTCCTTCCTGCCCTACGACGGTGGCACCTACCGTCAGGCACCATACGAGGACTGCACCGAGAAGCAGTATAGCGAGATGTTGGCAGTGCTGCCCACCAATGTGGACTGGGACAGCATCATCGAGGTGGATGACAACGTTGAAGGCGTGCAGATGCTGGCTTGCACGGCCGCAGGTTGCGAGATTTGATGTCGAGCCCTTGTGTGGGCCACTGCCAGCTTAACGCTGATGGTGAGTTCTGCATGGGCTGTAAAAGAACCATACATGAGATCATAGACTGGTCCCAACTGTCCGATGCTGAGCAGCAGGCAGTTTGGGACCGGCTCTTTAACCTACAACCTGACCAGGAGAAGTAATGTTTATTGTTTACTCGAAACCTTCTTGCCCGTTCTGTGATCAAGCCAAGGCCCTACTGACACAGAAGGGCTTGACATACACCGCCATCAACATCGATGTTGGTCAGCCAAAACTCGACGGGGAGCAGTACATCAGCCGTGACGACATCATGGCTAAGTATCCAGTTCTTCGCACTGTGCCCTTCATTCTCAACGGGGACGTCAAGATCGGGGGTTACGTAGAGCTTCGAAGCTACCTTCAGCAACAGGAAGCAGCAGCAGCCTAATCCGCGCGCACCCAATAGCATTAGTGCACAAATAGCGCACGCCAAAAAGGGCCTTCGGGCCCTTTGCTCTGTCCGATGCATGTTGCCATAAATAGGTGACAGAACATCCGGAGTTTCATATGACTACCCCAATCGTAGAGGCAAGTCCGATCGCCTCAGCAGTAGCCGCCAAGATCACAGGTTCCACTGCCATGGTACTGAACATCGCCGGCTACGAAATCAACCTGCTGTCGGTCATGATCGTCGCGATGCTGGCTGGTATTCTGTTCCTCTTCTACCGCATCCAGCGTTCAGGCACGCTGGACTTTGCTGACATGATCACCAAGGACGGCAAGTCAGTCTCCTTGACCAAGGTGCTGCAGTTGGTCGGTGGCATCACCGCAACTTGGGTGATTATCAAGCTAACATCTTCGGGTGTCTTGACCGAATCCGTATTTGGTCTCTACCTCACCTACGTCGGTGCAATCGAAGGTTATAGCAAGTACGTCGCTGCGAAGTATGGCTATGCTGAGAAGTCAGTCAAGGACGCTCAGCCTTCTGAAGATGCAGCTGACCCATCCCTCAAGCCACCAAAGGGCTAAGATCCAATGAAGATCCCATTCCGCCAAGGCATTGTTTCCTGCTACAAGGTAGGCAACACTCCACAGTTCCTGCTGCCATCTACTGGTTCATCCAACCGCGTTGACTTCGTAGTCTCACCAACACCAACAGCAGTAGCATTTGCTCATGGTGGCTCTGATTATCTGAGCGTATTCGACACTGATGTCAATGGCGCTTGGGGGCCAGTCGCTCCTAACGTGACCAGCTATCTCTACTGGGAGATTGACCTTCTTACATCTGACGTCCTTTACAAGGTCACCACCCTCCCACCAATCGTTGGTTCAGAACCAACGACACCTACCGTAGATCAACACTGGTTCGACACGACCAACACCACGATGAAGGTCTGGACGGGCACGAAGTGGCAGACCAAGGTTGCCGTGTTTGCTGGTTGGGTCCCGAACGGCGCCGTGAGCCAACTGAGGACATATCCAGTTGGTGCTACCCAAGTAGGCCTCACTACACCTTCTGAGCCTGGCTTCATCATGCTGGATCCCCAGCTGCGCCCACTACGCCAGAGTAACTTCGAGTTTCTGACCTCTACCAGCCCAGTCCGTATCAAGACAACATCTGGCACCTCTGGCGTTTTGGCTGTTGCTCCCAACGCCTTTGTGCCAGTGCGTGCGGCTGAGACAATCCCTGCCTTCAGCATCGTCTACTTCTCAGGCGCTGACACCGTTAGCCTGGCATCGAGCAACCCGACAGTCAGCCCACCACGTACGCCAATCGGTGTGGTTCAAGAGACGATGGCACCTGGCGACCTCGGCAATGTGACACAGGCCGGTGAGATCCAATGGGACCAGTGGAACTGGGCAGGTCACCTTGGTCAGCCAGTTTACTGTGGCAACTTTGGTGAGATCACTACTACTCGCCCACTTGGCAGCCTTGCATATCGTCTTGGTACCATCAAGAATACGAATACCATTCTCTTTCGCGTTGATGCTGAGACTGCCCCGCAGGTGCCACAGGCAGGTGCTGGTGATGTCATTGTAGCTGGTAATACTCCACTCACTGCAACAAAGACATTCAGCGTTACGAATGATCCTATCTGGACGATCGATCTACCAGCGTCGACACCCACATCAAGCGGCTACATCACGGGTGCACAGGTAACCGTGATCGACAACACAGCACTACAGCTTGCTCAAGCACAGTCGGATATTCTGCTTCGCAGTCTGATCGGCCACACCCACGCTATCGGTGATGTGATTGGTCTACAAGCAGCTCTGGATGCAATCACTGGAGGTGGTGGAGGTGGTGGTGGGGGTGGAGGTGGTATGTTTGCCCCACTCGTTCATACGCACATTATCGCTGATGTAACGGGACTACAAGCAGCCCTTGATGCTTTGACTGCAGCACTTGCGACCAAGGCAAACACAATCCATACCCATGTAGTTGCTGACATTACCGACTTCACCGCTGGTGTCAATGCTATTCTCACTCCTGCACTTGCCGGCAAAGCAGATGTTATTCACACGCACGTTGTAGCTGACATCACTGATTTTATCGTGGGTGTCAATGCGATCCTTACACCTGTGTTGGCTGGTAAAGCAGACCTCATTCACACGCACGTTGTGGCTGACATTACCGACTTTGCTACAGGTGTTGGTGCTATTCTGCCAACAATCATCAAGGCTGGTACGAACATCACGCTGGTTGTTGATCCTCTTCTCAACACACTGACTATCTCTTCTACGGGTGCAGGTGGCGGCTCTGGTCCTGGCGGCACGTTGCAGCTTTCTGATCTCGGCGACGTTGACGTTGCTGGTGTCACATCTGGACAAACACTTGCATGGAACGGAACCAAGTGGACGCCAAACGGAACTGGTGGAACTTCAAGTGGTGGTGCGGGCCCTTCTGGCGGTAGTACTACCACCTACAACTTGGTGCAGATCAGCGATGGTCCACGTTTCGCTGGTATTCCTGAAGGCGCTTCAGGCAAGGTGCTAACATCGCACGGTCCAGGATTTTCCCCAACTTGGGAAAATCCTGTAGTGTCTGGCGGTACTGTTACCAGCGTCGCTATCGGCGGTGGCCTGGTAGGTCTAACCTTCTCACTCGACTCGGGCAGCTCTCCAGACATTATTCTAAAGGCCGATGGCATTATCCCAGTAACTGCCGGTGGTACAGGTGGTGCCACTTCAATTGAAGCTATTGCGAACATACTCCAGCCGCAGCTCGCCCTTCCAGGGCAGGCGCTGGTTTCCAACGGCCTCACTACCACCTGGACAACGCTACCAGGTATTGCATACGTTTCAGGAAATCCAGCCCTCACTGTTGCCGGAAATGTCATCTCATCAAATGTCTTGACACAGGATACGTTTGCAAATCTGTTGACCATCACCAACACTGATGGCACGCTTAACACGGTGGCACAAGGTCCATCTGGTTATGTTCTGACTTCTGGTGGTACTGCAGCCCCTACCTGGCAGAACGTGCTTGGTACGGTAACTGAGATTACCATAAACAAGAACCCAACGTCGGGTCTAAACATCGTCGGTGGTGAAGAGTTCAATCCCCCACAACCACTGGCAAAGCGCATCATAACTACCGGTAGCCTTACCCTTTCTGGTACGCTAAGCACTCTAAATGGTGGCACAGGTGGCACTACACCACAAATCGGTCTAACCAATCTACTGCCCGCCCAGGTTAACCGGGTGTCGCTAACCGATGCGGGCACCATTGGCAAGGTGCTTACCTCTGATGGCATCTACGCATACTGGGCGCTGCCGCTGCCAATCCAGACACAGCCAGTGATCTCTATCGATCCGCTGGTGCCTGATACCCCCGGTACTGGTGGCAAGTTCCTGATGTCAGATGGTACTACCGCATCTTGGCAAACTCCTGCCGGTGGTGGCACTGTCACCTCAGTTGCCATCAATCCTGGAACCACGGGTCTCACCTTCACCGGCGGGCCAATCACGCAGGCTGGCACCTTCACGGTTGCGGGTGTACTTGCGATTGAAAACGGCGGTACTGGCACGTCACTTCCGCCAGTGGCTGAGCTGCCTGCTCAAGGTCCTACTGCTGTCGGCAAGTTCCTCATGTCCAATGGCACATCTGTTGCATGGGATAATCCAATCTTTACCGGAACAGGCACAGGTACCGTAACTGAGATCGATATTTCGAAGGATACTTCCGTCGGTCTCTACATCACGGGTGGCACTGACTTCGACCCTCCTAATCCTCTGTTGAAGAAGATCACCACTACAGGCACTATTGGCCTGTCAGGTGTTCTCGGCCCGTTGAACGGTGGTACGGGTGTTACTGATCTTCAGACAGCACTTAACCTAATGCTGCCAGCGCAGACAGGCAACGCTGACAAAATCCTTAGCACCGATGGTACTTTCCCTGTCTGGAAGAGCATCAATGGCACAGTAACTTCTGTTGATATGGCCATTGACACAACCATTGGTCTGACCGTAACTGGTGGCCCTGTTACGGCTACTGGAACATTTAACATTGGTGGCAAGGTAGCGATTACCGGCGGCGGCACTGGTGCAGCAGATCCAATTACGGCTATCAATAACTTGATGCCAGTGCAAACTGCCAGTGCCGGAAAGATCCTTGGCACTGATGGAACATTTGTTAAGTGGGTTACTTCATCCGCCGGTTCAGTAACATCCGTGGAGATTGACGGTAGCACCACCGGTCTCAGATTTACCGGTGGACCGATCACTACTGCTGGCACAATTGTTCTAAGTGGTACCCTCGGTCTTTCCAACGGCGGCACCAATGCCAGCGACCGTGTTACAGCTCTTAACAATCTGCTGCCGCCACAGGCGACGAATGGCGGCAAGGCGCTGACTACTGATGGCACTAACGTCTCTTGGTCTACGGCATCAGTAGGCACTGTCACTTCAGTTTCATTCGATCCCGGTACAACAGGTCTTACGATCTCTGGCGGACCAGTCACCACTGTCGGAACGTTCTCACTGAGTGGTACACTCAGCGTAGCAAACGGCGGCACCGGAACTGCAAGTCCTGCTCAGGCGCTAACGACATTCCTGCCAGCTCAAACGGGTCAGACGGGCAAGGTGCTGGGAACGAACGGTTCAGCTGCATCCTGGGTGACACTAACTGCACCTGCTGCTGGTGCAGACAAGCAGGTGCAGTTCAACAATTTAGGCGTAATGGGTGGCTCGACAAGCTTTACCTACACCTCTTCCACGGGTCTGCTGAACGTAGCCAGCTTGGCTACGACTGGCACTGTCGATCTAACTGGCTCAGTTTCGACGACAGCGATTACAGTTGCTGGCTCTGCTGTTGACTGTGGTCTTGGCACCTACTTCACCAAGACCGCTACCTCCGCGCTGACATGGACATTCTCATCGCCGCCTGTTTCAGGTAAAGCCTTCCTGTTTGTACTTGCACTTCAGAACGGGGCAGTGGGTGTGCAGACCTGGCCAACTGCTGTCAAATGGGCCGGCGGCACTGCACCAACGTTGACCGCCAACGTCGACCTCTTGATCTTCTCGACACATAACGGCGGCACATCCTGGCATGGTGCATCGCAGCTCAACTACAGCGCCTAAATAGATCATGATCTTCTACCATAACACTGTCACCAATCAGCTTCGTCTAACCCTGGACGATGTGCGGCAGGCAATGCCGCACTGCTCCATCCCTGTCGGCACCACAGTTGTCGGTGACTTTGTCGCCTACAACACCTCTGCAGAACCAATCACTGCCTGGTTTGAGCGGGCTATTGAGATTACCCCTGTCAATGGTCAGCAGGTGTGGCAGATTGAAGCACTAACGCAGGCAGAACAGGATACACTTACTACAGATCAGATCATAACTGCCCGTGCAACGCGCGATAGTATGCTGCGTGAATGCGACTGGACACAACTTGCAGACGTAGCACTCGATGCCCCCACCGCTGCACTATGGGTAGCATATCGCCAGGCCCTTCGCAATGTGCCTAACCAAGGTGGGTATCCTTGGACTATCAACTGGCCTACTGCACCATAGCACAAATAGGCTGAACTAATGAAAATCCCATTTCGCCAAGGCCTCATCTCCTTCTACAAGTCAGGTTCTACTCCGCTGTTTTTGGTGCCATCTGCTACTGCAAGTTTCATCGACTTCAATGTATCACCTGACCCAACAGTAGTAACGTTTGCCCATGGTGGCTCTAACTACGTGCAGATCTTTGATCGCGATGTCAACGCTGCCTGGGGCCCAATCTCTGGTGAGTGCTACATCTATTGGGAGATTGATCTTCTAACTGCACTGGTGCAGTACAAGATCACCGCACTGGCACCAGTTTATGGCCTCGTCGCACCTGTTTCTCCAGTCTTTGACCAGCATTGGTTTGATCTATCTGACACCACGATGAAGGTGTGGACTGGGACAAAATGGGCAGCAAAGGTGGCGGTGTTTGCCGCACACGTGCATAATGCTGCTCTTACCAACATTGATGCCAATACCCGCGGATCACAGGTAGGTCTTGCCTCAGAGGCTGAAGGCGGCTACATCATGGTTGATACGCTGCAGCGCCCAGTGCGCGCAGTCAACTTTGAGTTTCTGACTACCTCTACGCCTGTCTACATTCGTACCACGTCAAGCACGTCAGGCGTGCTGGCTATTCCGCCAAATGCCTTTGTGCCAGTTCGTGCCTCACAGACTATCCCAGCCTTTAGTTTAGTCTACTTTACGGGTGCAGACACCGTAGGACTTGCATCCAGCGATCCATCGTTGCCAGTTGCACGTACGCCTATCGGTATCGTGCAGATGCCACTACAGCCTAATGACCTTGGTGTGCTCACCCAGTCTGGTGAGATCCAGTGGGACCAATGGGACTGGTCAGCACATCTTGGCGCCCCGCTCTACTGTAATGCTGGCGGCCAAGTAACTACGGTTCGCCCAAATTCACTGCTTGTCTACCGTGTAGGCTTTGTCAAGAACAAGCAGACAGTGCTCTTTCAGATCGATGCTGAGACAATGCCTCAGATCTTTCAGGCAAATGCGAATGATATCATTGTTAGTGGTGTAGCACCAATCACCACATCATTTAGCACAAACCTGATTGGTGAACGCGTGTGGTCCGTATCAGCACCTAATGCTACTGCTGCTACACCGGGTTTCATGCCTTCCTCGGCAGTGACCAATCTCATTGTGCTGAATGCAGATGTAGCAACTCTTCAGACAGATGTAGCAGCCCGCGCCCTCATTGGTCACACCCAGGCCATCAGCACGATCATTGGTCTTCAAGATGCCCTCGACACCAAGTCGATTGTTGGTCACAATCATGATCTGCTTTACCTTCCAATTGGCTACACTGGGTTTGACACACGTTACGCGCCATTTGCCCATACCCAGGAGATCAGCACGGTCAATGGTCTACAGGAGGCAATTACTTCCCTGATGACCAGCCTGCAGAATGCAGTAGATAGCCTTCAACTTGCGATCAATGCAAAGGCCGATCGCGTGCATAGTCACGTAATTACTGACATCACTGATCTTCCGCCCGCCTTGGATGCGCTGACGCTTGCAGTCAGCACTAAGGTAGATGCTACCTATAGCAACTGGCAATTGACAAGTGTCAGCGGCCTTGTGCTTGCACTTGCTGGCAAGGCACAGGTCTCGCACAACCACATTATTGCTGATGTGACTGGGCTGCAGATTGCTCTTGATGACAAGGCTATCATTAACCACAACCACGACGGTGTCTATCTGCCGGTCGGCTACCTTGGTTACGACAGCCGCTACTCCCAGTTGGGCCACACACACGTCATCGGTGAGGTCGTTGGTCTTCAGCCAATCCTCGACAGCAAGGCCGCTGTGGTGCACACCCATGTGGCTGCCGATGTTACCGACTTCAGTGAGGCTGTCGATGGCCGAGTGGCGGCCTTGCTACAGGCTGGCACCAATATCTCCCTCACCTACAACGATGTCGCCAACTCCCTCACCATCGATGCTACGTTGACGCCGTCGCTGCCATCATCCACCATTCTGTTGGTGGCATAGCCATGATCTATCTGTCAGCGGCCATCTAAGGACATAGTATGATCACCTACACCCTCCTGTCATCACAGAATGGCACGCGTGTTCGCCTCGACTGCGCCACTTCCGATGCCATTCAGGTGCTCGTTGGCTCCACGACGCAGACTTGGCCAGCCGGCGCCTACATTGAGATCGTCAACGTTTCCCTGTGGGCTTCACTGACGCTGGTAGCCGCCCCGTCCGTCACCCTCAACTCGTTGAACGGCACTGCCCCCATCACCTATGGCGAATACGTTCGTGTATCCTATATCAGTCCTGGTGTCTGGGACATGCATGTCTACAAACAGGCGCCGGCGCTTCCTGACTACAGCGGCACCTATGCACCGCTCGTTCACACACACGTCATCGCTGATGTCACAGGTCTGCAGACGACCCTTGATACGAAGGTAGATGTTGGCCATACACACGCCATCGCTGATGTCACAGGCTTGCAGATACAGTTGGTCAGCAAGATCGGCTTCGCTAACACTGTCGTTTACACCCCAACTGCGGACTACCATCCAGCATCAAAGAAGTATGTTGACGAAAATCGACTGACTACTGATGGCTACGGCCCATTCCTGGGTCAGCAACTTGACTGGGTTACTTCTAAGGTGGCTTTCGGTGCTACTCTTCTGGCCAGCCCATCTGGTGGTGGCACAGCGGCTGCACCTGGGACTATGACAGTTGATGTTCGTCCATTTAGTATTAACGCTCTTACTGATGTTGATACCATCACCGCTGCACCGACTGTTGGTCAGATGCTTCAGTGGGATGGCACTAACTGGGTGCCTGCAACTCTCGGTCCCATCAAGCCGGCCCCATTGGTTACCATCAACTACGCCGTCACCACCTCGCTGAACTTTGGCTCGGCGCGTGAGCACAACACTCACTACCGCCTTGGCGCTGCTACCAACATCGCCGTCGCCGTGCCGCCCGACAGCAGCTGGACCGGTACCGACACCTACCTTGACAACAACTTCAGCCCTCTCAATCCAGGTCCGATGCCGGCCGGTGGCTCAGCTATCTTCACGAAGACAGGCACAGGCAACATCACCTTCGTTCCAGGTAGTGGCGTTACTATCAACAGCCCAGATGGTCTCACCATCGACAAGTTGATGGGCAAGGCTACCATCGTCAAGGTTGCGCCCAACGTTTGGGATGTCTCTGGATACTTGGCCGCTGCAGTTGTGGCCCCTACCTACACCTACATGCTGAGATCTGGGACTGCCTCAACGTACTTCAGCAACTACCAGGCAGCATACAGCACCGGCACATTCACCAACTTCAGTGATACCTTTGATGCGACGCAGCTGCCAACAGGTGCTACGCTGACGGACCCAACGACTATCACCTTGACGCGTGTTGGCTTTAGCACAACGCCGACTGCTATCGGCGTGACGTCACTTGGGACTGACACTTTCTTCTCGGCATGGGAGTTTACCGCTGGCACCTTCACCGGTACTGGTGCTGTTGGCTATTTCACTCAAGGCTACGCTGGTCCCTTCGATCCCAACTCCAGCACCGGCGGCCCCTTTGGTGTCTACTACACTAGCACCGGCTTCTTGGTCGGCTACGGTGATGCATCCTCTGGCACCCCGAACGCACCGACATGGACAACCGGCGACATCATCGGTATGGTCTACGACAGCAGCAACGGCAACGTGATCTTCTTCAAGAACGGGGTCAACGTTGGCACTAAGTCGGTGGTCAACAACGGTGGCTACACCATGTGCGGACTGCTCTAAGATGTAACAGCTTTCGGCTGTTACATCCTTGATGTGTACAAGAATGCAGGTTGGTGTATAATGCATTCATGGCAAAGAAACTCACCCCCGAAGAACGTGCGCAACGTGACTTGGACCGCAAGGCAGCCAAGATCGCAGAGCGTGAGGCGAAACGTGCAGCTCAAGTCGCCCAATGGGCCGCTGAGAAGCAGCTGATCAAGGACCAGTTTGAAGCTGGTCTGACCGAGAAGGAGAAGCTCGCCATCTACCGCGTGCTGAACACATCCAAGACCAAAGTCGATCATCTCGGTCAGACGGTTCCCGACTTCGGCAACGACTTCATCGAGAGCCTCTCGCAGCAGTACATCTCTCGTGGCTACCTCTCCCCAGCCCAGCTGATGAACGTCGTCAAGACCTACGACCGTTTGGTCGAGACCGAAGAACAAGTCAAGGTCTGGCCCTCCATCGCTGAAGGCGACGACGTGATGGTCCTCTGCACCGTCACCGCAGTCGATCAACGACCCAACGCCGGCTTCGGCCCTTCTTGGAAGATCAAGCTGCGGTCTCACTACGGTCGCCTCTTCCAGATCAACACCGCTGCCGCTCGCTTCCTCTCGGTTGCTCGCGAAGCCCTGAAGGACAACCTGAAGGTCAACGTGCAGGGCAAGGCAGGTTGGGTCAGCCCCGACACGAAGATCGTGGTCCTGGACAAGAAGGGTCTCTACTTCAAAGGCTTGTGATACAATAGCCGTATGCAAGCAATCACCATCAATCCCGACCGCATCGAACTCGACGAAGCCTACATGCAGATGGCTGAGATCTGGGCGAAGCGCTCGAAGGGCAACCGCCTCCAGGTCGGCGCCCTCCTGGTCAAGGACAAACGTATCATTTCTGATGGGTACAATGGGATGCCCGCCGGAGACCCTGATGATGTGTGTGAGGTCTGGGAAGATGAGGACCTGCCAGGTGAGAGTGCCATGCGCACGAAGCCCGAGGTTTTGCACGCAGAGAGCAATGTGTTGATGAAGTTGGCCAAGGCAGGCGGCGAAGGTGCCGAAGGCGCCACCATCTACACCCGCTACTCCCCCTGTTTCGAGTGTGCCAAGCTCATCAAGCAGGCAGGCATTCGTCGTGTCGTCTTCCGCAATCTCTACCGAGATCACAGCGGCGTGGACTTCCTGCTGAAGCGTGGTGTTGTTGTAGATCAACTCTCAGTGTCTGCAGTTCAAGGCGGCCACTTCACCCCTGAGCCGGCACCTGCAGTTGTCCGTCAGACGCAGCCACCTGCGCCGACCCCCGCCCCTCCACCGCGCGTCTCGGTCCTCAAGCAGATCACCACCTCGCCAGAGGATCTGGCAGCCAAGCTACGTGCCCAGTCAGTGGCCAAGCCAGTACCAGTCGAGACGCCCAAGATCGATGACCCCTTCGCGCTGCCGCTGATCAAGCCGGACGACGTACCTTCTGATGACGAAGTTGCGGCACTGCTGCAGGCGCATGCCGCGGCTACCCGACCGCAACCTGCTGCTTCACCCGCTGGACCTGCTGAAGAGAAGCCAGGTCCCTACCGATCCTCCTTCCTGTGACCAACACTATGCGCATCAAAGGCATTGAGACCACCCAACGATCAGTCAGCGTGACTGTTGACCCGGGCGAAGTCCTTCAGCAGATCCGCGCTGACGTGTACCACTCCCTCGGAATGCCGGTCGATGCGTACCTGAACAGCAAAGGGTTTCTCGTCGAAGACGAAGAGCACTACCACGGCTCAGACACGCAGAAGGTGATCTCCAAGAAGCCAACCGAGACCCAGGTGAAGACGATCCAAGCATTTCGGCACATCTACTTGATGATGATCCGCGACTGATTTTCAACCCGCAACCCACTGAGGACACCATGCCCGACTTCTCCGATACCTCCGACGTTCTGAACCTGTCGACCGCCCTGCGTGCCACCAGCGCGCACCGTGCTCAGTTCGACCCGACCAACCCGGCACACACCACCAGCCTGGCCAAGTTCATCGAGACTGGCAACTGGGGCGCCGTGCAGTTCTACTGCGAGCACCCCTTCACCGACGTGCCGATGACGGTGCTGATGAAGTACGCCGGCTTCGCGTTGGGCGTCAAGCGGCTGACATCAGCTGAACGCGCTGCACGTCTGATCGAGGCAGCCGAACAGTGAAACGCCTGGCAGTGGACCTCATCGACCGTGTCCTTCGCTTCGACGGGGTCTCTGTCATCTCTCCTGAGATGGTGGCCCGGTGTCTGCTGCTCGGCGTCTCTCCTGCCCAGCTGCGCGTCACTGAGACCGGTTGGGAGGTTGAGCAGTTCAATGCCCAGGTTCCAGAGGAGCTCGAGATCAAGCTGGATCAGCCTGAGCCCATCAGCCTGGACTTCCGCTGGCAGCTTCCTGACGAGTACCTGACCATGGATCTGTGGGAGCGCATTGCCGCTGCCTACATCAAGCGTGAGGATGAACTGGCCTACAGCGTTCAAGAAGAGGACGAGGCCCTCTGTCGCATGGAGGAAGAGTATGATGAGATCAAGCAGCGCGGCATGATCGAGTTTGTCAAGACCGTCATCTACGTCATCGACACCTTCCGAGCCAACAACGTGGTCTGGGGCGTCGGTCGTGGGTCATCCTGTGCTTCGTATGTCCTCTTCCTACTCGGACTGCACTCGGTGGACTGCATCAAACTTCAGGTTCCAGCCGCCGAATTTTTTCACGATTGAGCGACCAGCTCATGGGCGGGCACCTATAAATACAACGTGCCATATAGCGCACACAATCAGGAGAAAATCCCTATGTCTCGTTTCATTCGAAGCGCCCGCGGTGAGCTCATCGACTTTGAGCTCCTGGCCATCAAAGCCCAGCTGGCTGCAGCACCAGCCCCCAAGGAGGTCGATGAGCGCAAGACGGCTATCGATGTCAAGGACGGTGTCAAGACCACCGTAGCCCCAGATCTCAGCAATGAGATGCTGCAGATCGCTGCCGAAGGTGCAGCTGTCTCAGCCAACGCTGTGGCCACTGGCAAGCAGATCGCCAAGAAGTAATGGCAGCCTGTGCCTGCATGGGCCCACCCGGCAACTGTCCGTGTATTCGGCAGCAGAAGGGTTTGACCGTCCCGATCACTGAAAGCTATATTTCCCCCGACGCCTGGAACTACCTGACGGACGAGGAAAAGACAACCATCAACGAACTGAAGCTGACTGCCGCACTGCGGATGGTCATTCAGTCTAAAGGAACACCATGAAGCTGCGTCCCCTCCGAAACAATGTGATGTTCCAGTTCCTTGAGGACACCGGCGGCCAAAAGGGCCGTTTCCATGAGCGCGCCCGCGCCTCTGGCATCATCATTCCACCGACCATGTCAGCCCAGAAGGTGGCACGTTGGGGTCGAGTTGTGGCCGCTGGCCCCTTGGCTGAAGTCAAGGAAGATGATCTGATCCTCGTCGAGGCCATGATGTGGATGGAAGGCAGCAAGTGGGAAAATGGTCAGGTCTGGAAGACTGATGACACAAAGATCCTCGCCATCACCGACGACATCAACGAGTGCCAGTCACAGGCACTATGAAACTTTCGGAACTAATCTTCGCAGCGACAGCAATGCCCGATAAAGATCTGGGGGATCAATCCTGGTTCGATGGCAAAGCAATCGCGAAGGTTGAGGGTGACTACACCCTGTTCCGTAAAGAGCAGACGTTCTATCTAAGGTCAGCTGAAGATAAGCTTGCTGGATACATTGAACTCGATGGTCACATTGTCAAGACCATTTACGTTCTGCCGGGCTTCAGGAAGTTGGGGCTGGGGTTGGTCTTGATGCAAGCAGCCAAGCAACACCTAGGTAAAGTTGTCTTCGCAGATGTGGTGTCACCCGACGGGGCGGCACTCATTGATAGAATGGTTCGCTATCCGCAACTGTTCAACCTCTCCATAGAGCTGCGCGGAAAGATTATGCCGTATGATCCAGTAATCATTCGAAAGACCGAGGCCCGTCTAGTCGTAGAGGGCAAAATTGGTGGCGATCCTCTTGCAGGCCTGTCATGGCCTGGAGTACCGGGAAACACCGACCCTCTTGTCAGGGACGGCATCGTTTGGTTTAGCGAGGAGCTAGCATGATCTTTGCCCTGCTCACCTTCCTCGCCGCCTTCTCTATTGAAGGCATCGGCACCCTGGTGTCTGTGATTGGCCTGAGCTCGTTGTTTGGCGCCAATCCAATCATCATCGCGCTGGCGGTTGCACTGGACGTGGGCAAGTTAGTGGTGGTCTCTCTCCTTTACAAGCACTGGTCTCGACTTGGCAAGATCATGCGAACATATGGCCTGATCGCCGCAGCTGTCACGATGACGATCACATCGGCGGGCGCCGCTGGCTATCTGAGCGCGTCCTTTCAGCAGGCCATGATCGGGACGCAGGAGGGCGGTCTAAAGGTGGATGTGCTGAAGACACAGATCGCCAAGTACGAAGAGCGCAAGAAGCAGATCGACGATCAGATTGCCGCTATACCGGAGAAGTACTCTGCGATGCAGCGGATCCGGCTCATGAACCAGTTCAAGCAGGAGCAGAAGGATCTGCAGGACAAGATCACTGCTATCGACAAGCAGTTGCCTGATCTGCAGATCCACCAGATCAGCGTCGAGGCCAAGGCTGGTCCAATCCTCTTCATCGCCAAGGCGTTCGGCATTCCAGTCGAGCAGGCTGTCAAGTGGGTGATCCTCATGATCATCTTCGTGTTTGACCCACTGGCCGTCTTCCTCATCATCGCTGGTAACTTCCTATGGGACCAGCGCAAGAAGCCAGAGCCAGAACCTGACTTCGAGGAAGAGCAGCTTCAGCGTCGTATCGAGGTCGCTCAAGAGGTCTTCAGTGAGCCCGAGCCTACCATGCCAAACGTGGCGATGCACGAACCGCCCTTGCCAGTCCAGTCTCCTGAGTGGGCTGCAATCTGGGACATGACACCAACACCAAGCGAGGTGCAGCATGAGCAATCTACTTCTGTGTCTAATCCTCCTGTGGTCCCTGATATTCCTGTGCCGGAAGCTGTACCGTCTCTGGTCAGTCTCGAGATCCCAGCCACTGCAGAGCCTGTCACAGACGTCCCCGTGCAGCAGCTGCCAGAGCCCGTGCGGTCAACACCCCAGCCTGGCGACTACGTCTTCCCCCTCCAGACCGATGTGGATCATGAGACAGGAACCCCCTCAGAAGCCACCCCATTCGTAGAGCTTCAACGTACCCCTGACCCTGAGAAGCCCTTCATCGTCAAGACATCTACACCTGATGCATCGCAGGCTCGGGTCTACCCTTCGCCAACGCCTGAGGCAGATGCCGCCGAGCTTGAAGCGCTGCAAGAGCAATATGAGCGGCGCGAAGCAGCACGCGCTGGCATGTCACTCGAGGACTGGAAGGCTGTCCAGTTGGCCAAGCTGGACCGCCTGCAGGCTGGTGCCGATGCCATCGCCGCCGCCCTCAGACCACCTGTGCGTGAGCAGATCACCCTCTCCAGTCTCGGCGCCGTCAAGGCAGATCCTGACACCATCACGGACACTCAGGGCATCGTCAACGGCGACGCTCACGAGATTGGCATTGGGACCGGCGCCTACACCACAGGGCGAAAGCCCACCTGAGCGGTCACGCTTCTAGCAACACGCAGTCGACCACTGTGGTACAATGATCCTATCAGCATAGGAGCACGCATGGCAGTTCGTAAACCCTGGGTCGAAGCTACACGACCACAGATCGTGGAAGACGTCATCTTCGGTGATGACCGCACCGCCAAGATCTTCGCCAAGTTTGTTGCCGACAAGAACTTTCCAAGTCTCTTGATCCACGGCCCACGTGGCACTGGCAAGACGTCGGTGTCCTACGCGCTGTGTCGGTCATGTGACATCGACGAGATGGACATCCTGCGCATCAACTGCTCGGATGAGAAGATCGAGGCACTTCGCGACAAGGTGAAGGGCTTCGCGATGACGATGCCCATCGGCGACATCAAGGTGGTCCGGCTGGAGGAGATCGACTACCTCAGCCAAGATGGCCAAGCGCTGCTGCGATCCCTGATCGAGGAGGTGTCGGGCACCTGTCGCTTCATCGCCACCTGCAACTACCTCAACAAGGTCCTGCCCCCGCTGCAGGATCGCTTCCACATCCACAACTTCTCCGGTCCCGACGTCGGGCAGATGGCGATCCGCGCAGCCGAGATCCTCGACAAGTACGACATCGACTTCAGCATCGAGGACCTGGATGCAGTGATCGCAGCCTCCTACCCAAGCATGCGACGGGTGGTGACGGTGCTCGAGGGTCACAGCTCGACCGGCACTCTGGTGCTGGCTGGTGCCAACGAAGGTGGTGCCGACTGGAAGCTGGGACTTTTACCGGCCCTCGAGAAGGGCGACTTCGTCGGTGCTCGAAAGCTGGTCTGTGCCTCGGCTACCCGCGAGGAGATCCAGGACATCTTTCGTTTCATCTACGACAACCTGCACAAGGTCAAGAAGCTGAAGGGCAAGGAAGACCAGGCGGTCGTGAAGATCGCCGAGTACCAGGTCTACCATGGTCAGGTGGCTGACGTCGAGATCAACATTGCCGCACTTTTCATCGAACTGGGGTCCCTATGAAGCTGAACGAACTTGTCATAGATGAGGCAACCCTTGTTGCCCAGCCGATCAATGAGATGGCCGGCTTGCCGGTCTCTGATACTGGCCTACCAGTGTTCCTCTGGATCGGCAAGGTTGGCGGTCAGCATGGGCCCCGCATCAAGGTCAGCAACATCAAGGGCAAGTTTGCCGATGATGACTGCTTCGTCATCTCAGTTGGCACGCCCCCGCAAGTGATGACGCCCAAGTACATGCGCCTCAAGCAATTTGAGCTCGACACGGTGCTCGACTGGGTCACCCTCAATCATGACGAGCTGATGGAGCTGTACCAGATGTATGAGACTGGTAACGGCAGCGTCGTCGACATTCTCAGCCGCCTCAAGAAGATCTAGCCATGTCATCATCCACAATCTACCCCGAAGACAACGAAGGACAAACCATGTACACAACTGAACAACAACTCGAGATGGTCTCTGCTGAACTGGCTGAGGCCAAGAAGATCATCGAAATTCTCGGTGCACTTGACAACCTGCAGAAGATCGCGATGCGCAAGATGCTGAAGGGCGAGCAGCCCATCATCAACACCACCGGCCTGGACATTGAAGGCGCGCCAGAGGTCATCGAGTTCTACCTCGATGGTGATGACCTCGACATGCGCGCGGTGGGATGAGCGAGGCCTTTGACCTCTGGGCCTTCCTGTCTACGCTGTCGAAGCGGGATCTGCAGGCCTACGAGAAGCTGACAGCTGAGGCGCAGAAGGGTGTCGCTCCCTTCGTGCTGATGCGCTGGATGACTGGCACCTCTGACGCTGCACAGATCATGCGGCTCAACACCTTCGTCAATCCCTACGCCTTTTCGCTGGGCGGAGAGAAGGCGCTGCTGTGCAAGCTGCTTGCAGCTGCTGCAACTGGCAAGACCAGTCGCTACTCGTGGCTGAAGGGTCCAGGCAGCAAGGGCGAGAAACTTCGAATGGAGGTCATCAAGGAGTACTACTCGGTGTCTGCTAGAGAAGCAAGTGATTACAAGATCTCCAGCGATGACATCATGCTGATGTCCGAGGAGCTCGGTTGGGACGATGAGAAGACCAAGAAGCTCAAGAAGGAGCTGGCATGAAGCTAGATGAGATCTTTGACAGTGAAATTCCTGGATTGTTGCAACCTGTTAGCTGGGGCTGGCAGGGACAGTTCGGATGGGGAGATGAGGCCTATATCGTCGAGCTCTTCAAAACTGACATCAGAGATGTGGAATCGAAAAATCAGTATGAGGGCACCTTCTATGCAAGTGCAATAGAAGGTGATGCGGCATTCTCTACGTCGATCGTTGACAGAGCCCCACACAATGAACCTCCCACCCCGGTGTACGGAGTGGTGATCAATGCGTTTGTCGAGAGGTGGACAACTGAGGCAATAGACGCTATCTGCTTCTCGGCTGAGAAGAGACACGCCACTGATAAAGACCAGCATGACACCAAAGTTCGTCAATACAACACTATGGCGAGGGCGGCGCAGCGGCGCGGTGGTGGATACCTGTACGTGCATCGCGGCATCGCTAACGAGTGGCTTCTATCTAAAGAACCCGTGGACAGCAAGTACTGGACAAACATTCTTAAAGAAGGAATGAATGAGCTGCTCGATGCTGGTTACACGATGAGGAAGATTTGATGAACCGCGAAGAGCTTCGGGCACATTCTGCCTCTCGAAGAAGTAGCGCTGATACGCCCATGCCCGTCTCGAAGGTTACTTGGGACTGCGCCTACTGCTCGCGTGCCTTCAAGCTTGAAAACGCGTTTATGAAGCACCACTGTCGCGAGCGTGACCGGCTGGATGAGCTGCGTAGTCCTGTCGGTCAAGCAGCCTTCTCCTACTACAACGTTTGGTTCAAGGCCCGTCGCTTCTCGCCCCAATCCATCGAGACCTTCGCTGAGGCCAAGCTCTACAGCGCCTTCGTCAAGTTTGCTCGCCATGTGGTCGCTACCAACATGCCCGACCCTGAGGAGTTTGTCCGGCTCATGGTCAAGACCGACGTACCACCAGTCCTGTGGACGCGCGACACTACATACAGTTTGTGGTTACAAACGTATGATGCGGCGGTGCCACCTGAGAAGCAACTGGTCCGTGCCATCGACGAGCTGACAGACCTGGCCAAGGACTTGAACTGCGCGCTGCCCGATGTCTTCAAGGCTATCGGTGTCAAGGATCTTTTACACCTCATCAGCAAGAGACGGTTGACCTACTGGTCGTTGTTGGCCTCTGACCGCTTCAAGGCCTACCTCCTGTCGCTACCCTCCGAGGAGAAGGACCTGCTAGCAAACGCCATCAACGTGCCGGCGGCACTCGGTCGGTTTCGTGATGAGCCCTATCTGCTGCGCGAATTCTCGGCAGCGCTTCGTGAGGTAGGCCTGTGACCAAGCCCTTTCAAGGCATGGATGAACGGTCGCGGGTCTTCTACTCGAAGATGTTCAGCGACCTGCTTTTGAATCTACATGCGGTCCGGCTAGGGATGTTTACCACCTACATCTCTGAGATGCCCAGCCCATTCTATTACGTGCTCTGGAGGGAAGCGGTGCCTCGACTGGCTTCTCGGATCTACAAGAAGTTACAAGAAGAGCGAGACGGTTACACTTGAAAGGTGTACAACCTGGCTAGGTGTGATACAATGCACCTATGAAACTTCAGCATAAGTACGTCCATCTCTGGGCTGAGAGCCGCTTGCTGGCCGAGCTGCGGGATGCTGACAAAAACGTCAAGCCCCTGAAGACCTATGTTGCTCAGATCAGAAAGTTTGCCATGACCAAGGGCAAACCCGGGTCAGAGGAG